TCTGCCAGTGGCTTGCAAACTTCTATCTGGAATCGCTCGACCGTTACATCACGACGCTCGACGGTGTGAAGTACAGCGTGCGATACATGGATGATATTGTCCTCTTTGGCCCGAACAAAAAGAAGCTGCACCGTGCGCGGAAAGCGATTGCCGAGTATCTGCAAAAGCGGCTGCGGCTGCAGATGAAGGGCAACTGGCAGGTGTTTCCCTTGCGGGCGCGGGCGCTGGACTTTGTCGGGTATCGGTTCTACCGCGACCACACCACCATGCGGCGTAAGAATTTCCTGCGCTTCACACGGCAATGCCGTAGAGTCCGCAAGCGGATCGAGCGGCATCAGCGGATCTCTTATTCGTCCGCTGCCGGTCTGCTGAGCAGAATCGGTCAGCTCAAGCACTGTGATTCTGTTATGGCGCGGAAAAAGTATGTTGACCCTATCGGGGTACGAATCTTGAAGGAGGTTGTGCGAAATGAAAGTAAGAGGCGACAATGCGCCGGCAAATGCGTTCTCGCTGGAGGAGCAGCCTGACAAGCCCGGCTACTGCCTTGTGCGGTTCTATGAGAACGTAGCTCCGTTCTCGGAAACGCAGGGCGAGTTGACGATCTCCGGCTTCGAGTACGATGAGTATTATCTGGAACTGCCATTCTATGACGGGATCTATGATGATATTCTCGGCAGCTTCGACGGCTATTTCGCGCAGGCGAAGCTGGCCGAAGCCGAAAAGGAGACCATTCCGAAGCTGAAACAGCAGGTAAGCGACCTGCAAAGCGTCAATGAAGGACTGTCCGCACAGATCACGCAGGCGCAGCTTGCGCTCTGTGACGTCTATGAGCTTGTGATCGGAGGTTGATGGATATGGCGAAAGTGTATGCCGAGCTGATCCGAAAGGGGCTGAAAACACTTGATGATGTGCCGGAACGACTGCGCGAGGAAGTCCGGCGTATCCTTGAAGAAGATGAGGTCGAGGGCGTATGAAGCGCCTTCGACTTTTTCTTTTGACCATTTTGCTTGGGAAGGAGGTGCAGACCATGGCAGTCGTTTACGCTACATTGATTATCAAGGGCAAGAAGACGCTCGATCAGGTGCCGGCTCTTATCAAGCCGCAGGTCGAGGAAATCCTGAAGGATCTCGAAGTAGAGATCTGACACGCAGCAGGAGGGGCGGCACGGTCTGCCTCTCCTGCATTTTGCAAGTAGAGGTGAAAGTGATTATGACAATCAACGCTGGTGAGTTTCTGATCGCGTTTGTCGCGGCTATGGGGATTCCGTCCGCCATCATGGGCCTTATCGTCTGGAAACTGGAACGGAAAATTGCGGCGCGTGATAAGCGCGCCGAAGAGCAGGAGGAAGCGCAGAAAGACTTCTTTCTGCTCATGGTGCAGAGTACAGGCGCAGCAATCGCGCTCGGCGAAGCAACCGCCAAGGCGGTACAGCGCATTCCAGACGCGAACTGCAACGGCGATATGCACGATGCTCTGAACTACGCAGCCAACATCAAGCATAAGCAGAAGGATTTTTTGACAAAGCAGGGCATTCACGCCCTGTATGACTAAGGAGGAACACGATTCATGGAATACAACATTACCACCATCATTCAGGCGGTATTTGCGCTGATCGCAGCAGTCATTACCGTCATTGTCATTCCGTACATCAAGAGCAAGACCACAGCCCAGCAGCAGGCAGAAATCAACGCATGGGTGAAGATTGCCGTATCTGCCGCAGAGCAGATTTACAACGGCTCCGGTCGCGGTCCTGAGAAGAAAGCGTATGTCTTGGAATGGCTCAAGCAGCGCGGCATTACGGTTGACGAAGCCAAACTGGACGCTATGATCGAGTCCGCCGTTTATGAATTGAAAAGCGGCGTTTTGGCTGTCGGTGAGCTTTCGACCTCCGGGGGCGACGAAACATGAGCGTACGCATCGGGCAGGCGTCGCTCGGCGAAACCGGCGCGCATGGGCAGAAACCCGGCAATCAGACCGGTCGCGAATTAAACTTCGCGTATTGGTACTCTGGAAGCTGGCTCGGCGTTCTCCGGTTCAAGGACCGCAGGAAAGCCGAGCTAGCCGCGCGGGCGTGCGAAGCTGGTGTCGGCAACAAGAACATCGGGTACGATCAGGACGGTCGCAACACAGCCTACGTCGCTGCGGAAGCGGTAGACTTCATTCTGAGCAAGATTGCAAAGCCCGTAGAAACGGACTGCAGCGCGTTTATGATGCTCTGCGCAATTTCCGCTGGCGTCGACGCCCTGAAAGAAACCTACCGCAAGCAGGGCAATTCCTGCACGACCTACTGCATGATGCGCTGCTTCCCTGCTACGGGAGAATTTGAATTGCTGACTGACCGGAAGTACCTGACATCTGACGCCTACCTGCGCCGGGGCGATATTCTGGTATCGTCCGGGCATACGGTCATGGTGTTGGAAAACGGAGAAAAGGAGGACGACGATATGGACAAAGCAACCTTCACAGAGCTTTTCCGCGAAATGCGGAAAGATCTTCAGGACAATGACTGCAGCGATTGGAGCGAAGCTGCTCGCCAGTGGGCCGTCAACAACGGCATCGTGCAGGGCGGCGCACCGCTGCCCGACGGCTCCGCGAACTTCATGTGGCAGGACATGATGACGCGCGAGCAGCTCGTCACGGTTCTTTACCGCTTCGCGCAGAAGCTCGGCATGATCTGATGGCTCAGAAAAAGCGCAGGAGAAAGAAGCTGGACACGAGCAAACTCGTCTGCTTCCTGCTGGTCGGGTCTGGCTTGCTTATCACGCAGGAATGTATTTACCTGATGCGCCTGTGCATCAAGTCCAACTATATGGCTTCTGCCGCTTGGTTGACAGCCGCGCTCAGTCTGGCGCAGGTTATTATCATCACGGGTGGCAAGTGCTATTTTGAGCTGGTCAAGTCCGACCACAAGCGTGGCGGCATCACGTTTGAAGCCGCCAAGGCAAACGGCTTTCAGGAGCAGGACGCATCGGACAACGTGGACAGCGCCTTTATCTGAACACATGAACAAACCCCTCGCATGGCAGAAGTGTCATGTGAGGGGTTTTCTTTTTTGCGCGGCTCTGGCGGCTCGCTACGCCGTTTTTATATCTGCCCATTGATTCTCTCGTCGCTTTGCGCTGCCTAAACTTGCAAGTCCAGCAGCGACGCGACAGAGGCGCTTACTTCGTGCTATACGCTTTCGGTGTTATCTGAATCACAATCTCGTCACGTTTCAATGTCACGAAATTTATCTTCGCTTCGAGCGTTCCCGGCATGGACGCGGCTGGCAGCATATACAGGCTGGCAAAATGCCCGATCGTCAATGGTCCGGCTTTCACCACAACCGGAATCTCATCACTGGCTGCTCCAATCTGATTACAGAAGTCGAGGACGGTAATTTTCTTCATGCTCAATAATCCTCCTCAATACATTCGTCCGCTTCGGTGTAGTATTCTCCGTCGTAGCCTTTTCCCATAACCTTGTCGTAGCAATCGAAGCAGACCAACCGGTAAGTAATGCCGTGGCAGTCTCGTGTAAAAGTCATGTCCTCTCGCAGAAACTCACCCTTGCAGACAGGGCATTCGATCTTCCGCGCTTTCTCCCACCCGGCGTCTTCCAGATCGTCGAAGCCGTTCCAGACGTCCTCCATGACGATCTGCTTTTTCTTATCGACGATCAGACACGCAGCTTCGTCGCCGAACTTTCTGCTTTCGAGTAGAAACAGGTGCGCGGTAAGTGTCTGTGGCTCGCCGTTCACGTCCGGGGGAATCTGAAAATCACCCTCGTCAATGATGTACCACGTTCCCTCGTGACCAGCGATCTCGATGCCGCCGCTGCTCCGATTCAGCATCTTATTCATCGTCGCTATCCTCCCCATAGTTTTCTTCAAAGCGGCCCTCGATAATGCCGCCGTATGTGTAGCCGTTGTCAAAACTCAGATAGATCGGCGTATCTTCATCGTACTGCGCGAGGAAGTTAATCAACTCGCCAGCGGTCATTGTCCGGTTGATCTGGTCGACACCGTAACCTTCGCGGAAGGCGGAATAAATCAGCTTTTCCATGGTAAACCTTTCTGCCCTCGTAACCTCCGGGGCGGGTATATGTTATCCTATCTTGCGGCCGTTGATATACCGGCGTTTCTCAACTTCGAGCATTGTCGATGCGATACCGGAATTCTTGAAGGCTTCTACGTTATTCCCACCGATAACGAAGCACTCATTGTTTCCCTGACGGAAGTACCACACGGTACGTTCCGGGTATCTGCGGCTGGCGGCGATAGCAGCTTTGCTTACAGCAGTTGTCTGTGCTCTTTTCATATTGTGCTCCTCCTTGCCCTCGTGACCTCCGGGGCGGGCGGTGATTTAGCAGCAGTAGAAGCGAAGCTCGCCGTTGACCAGCTCGTACATGAAGCAGGCGCAGTCGAAGCGAACATAGTTCCAGTCGGTGGATTCGTACACGGGCGTGCGGTCGAAGGTTCCGGACTTGCGAAGGCGGCTGTGCTTATTGACCTCGTAGGTGTTGACCTCGTGCAGAATGTGAATCTTCTCGGGAGCGAAGCCGCACTCGTCAGCGATGAATGCCTTGGCTTCTTCGTCGGTCATCAGCTCGCCACAGTTGGCAAGGTGGTCGTAGTCGCTCTGGCTCATGTTCGTTCCGCTGCCTTCGCAGGGCTTCCACTCAAGTTCACGGTCCAGCTCGGCGGTCAACTCTGCGATCTGCTTTTCGCGGGCTTCCGCCTCGGCCTTGTGCTGCTTTTCCATCTCGACCAACTGGCTCTTGAGCTGCGCGATTTCTTCGGCTCTTGCTTTGTAGATTTTCTTTTCGCCGTCGTTCTTCATGAATGCCTTGCAGAACTCGTCTTTGTTGCCGTTGAAGTTGTAGTAGGCTTCTTCGATCTTCGCATACTCGCTGGCGGTCGGCTCGAAGCTGGTGCGCTCGATAAATTCAGAAATCATCATTTTGTGTTCCTCCTTGATATTTTTGCCTTACTCGGTTATAATCAAGGTGGCCGGGGTAAGGCTCCCGGCTCACCTTTTGTGGTGTTTGAGTAGCGGGTCTGTGGAAGGGGCCGCTACTCTTTTTATTTACTCATCCATGATGCGCTTGACGCTTTCGCGGAGTTCTTCGAGCGTTTCACACTTCTCGATGAGTTCGAGGATTGCTTTCAGCAACGCCTCGGTGACATTCACGTCGTTCATTCACCTCGCTCCTTTCAAAAAGCTGTTCGGCTTTGCCTTACACTCATATAATACACTATTTTCGTGTACTTGTCAATAGAAAAGTTAAACATTTTCGTGGATTCGTAAAACTTTTTTATTGACGTATAAACGAAAATGATGTATATTCTATTTTAGAGGAGGTGACGCAAGGTGTCGGTTTCAAAAAAGGTCAAAGCCCTGCTGCTGGAGCGTGAAAAGAAGCAGTCAGATTTGATGGAAGTTTTGGGTATGAGCAGTAAGCAGAGCCTGAGCAATAAGTTTTCAAATGAAAGATGGTCTGCCGATGATCTTGTAAAGATAGCCGAATACTGTGGCTGCAAACTGGCGTTCGTGCTACCGAATGGTGAGCGGATTGTAATTGCAAATGATGATTCGGTGGACGGGGCCGAGAGTTAGAGAGAAAGCCCGGACGCATGGTAAGCGTCCGGGCTTTGGGGAGCAAGTCAGCGTTTGGTATGTAATTCAAAGCCGGTCCGTGTCCGTACCCGCGGCTCACTATTCGGTATGCGGATAATCAGATCTTCGAGATCACAGTCCAGCGCTTCGCATATCAAATCCAAATGCTCAAGGTTGACACGCTCGGCGAATTCGTGGTAGTAGTCGTTGATGGTAGACGGACGTATGCCAGTTGCGCGAGCGAGATCAGCCTGCGTCCAGCGCCTTTCGCCGAGGCGCGTGGACAGTAAAATCCTAATCAT